GAAGATTTATCGAAAACAATGTTAATCCGGCAGTAAAATTTGTAGACATTAAATTTTCCTTATGATATCACTGGCTCGGTAAGATCTTTGTCATTTACTTTAGAGTAGAAGTTAAATTCGGTAGATGATGTTACTGGTGTATCTCCAACGAACCAAACAAAGTTAATATCTCCCGTGGCTTCGCAAGCAAAATTACAAAGTGTTCCGATGTTATCATTTGGAGAGTCAGAGCCAGCGATGGAATTCAGTACAAAAAAATCATATATTCTTATTGATCCAAAATTAGCGGAAGGACCATTCATTATTTCTTCGTCCCATGAGGGATAGACAAACGTTGGGAAAGTCCACCCGGGGACAAACATACTACCAGAACATCCAGAACATTTCGGAAGACTCTCATATGACCCTAGAGTATAAGGATAATAATTAGCTATTTTCGGAGTCTCGTAATCGACTACTGGGGCGGGAACAAATCCACCTTCCGAAAATCTTTCTACTTTTTCATAAAGACCAACTATACCAGCCGGGTGCAATGTTTCCTTTACAACAGCCTCGTAATAAGGATTCGAATCATCTATTTCAGAGGTCACAAGATAAGAAAAGTCTTGCCACATACCATGGTCGGGTAGGACACCTTGATTTAGATGGCTACCAACCATTGTATATCTCTCTTCAGAATATTCTCCAGTAGTTCCGTAATACTCGGAATTGGACATCCATTCAAGAAGTCCACCATTCAATCTCAATATTTTTCTTTTGGGGTATGAAAAACGTATTGTATCTGCAGTAATTCCAAACAAAGATGCCATCAATGATTTAAATGCATCTTCATTTGATTTTCTCTGATAAATTTCTTGTCTGATGTTTATGATTGTTTTTCGTATGTTTTCATCTGATGGTTGTAAATCTTCCGGAAGATCGTATATTCCTTTTATATCGGGTGCATACATTTCCACGAAATGGGGAAGTGTCAATTCTGGAGATTCTGATATATCAGCAAGAGTTGAAAGATCCATTATCCCAACGCCAGTGTATCCGTATAAACTAGCCAACCAATCATAATATGATTGCAAAAAATTAGGCATTAATGAATTATTTCTTTTCAACCAGACAGGAACTTGTGAGTCTACCCTAACCGGATTGAAAATGAAACGCTCATTTGAAATGGCAGAATCAGCTGCCTTCTTCATGTTGTTGAAGACGGCAGTCGAAGTTGTGTAAGTTGATCCTGCGAAAAATAGAATCATTATGTCACCGTTACTGTTACGTCTGAAACTGAAACAACTCTACAAACAATTTCATCTTTTGAATAAAATATATCGTTAGTGGGGATCGCAGAAATTGTTATAGCATTTGGTAATTTATTCTGGTAAATTACTACTACTCCTTCATTTGAAACGAGTTCCCCCACCGGTTCCCCAATTTTAGAATTTCCGTTGTATTCATAAATAAATTTTCCATCATTTTTGAAAAGATTGGTGGATCCAACATGCGTTATCTCGATAGAATCTATCGTATTCTTGAAGTTTATTTTTCTTTGATTTTCACTTGCCCCTGCGTTTGCAATTATAGTCACGAAAATTCCACCGGTAGATAATTGTATCCCGGGGACTGTTGTCCTACACAAGTCTATTATGTCATCTTCTATGATGTTTTGATTGTATTTTTTCGTTGAATATGCAGAATAAATCGCATTTGTCAATGATTGTTTCGCGGTTATTTTTTCTAGATCAGTTAAGTTTGATACTGATCCAACCACTCTGATTTTTGCCGAATATTCAAGTGGCGGCACATATTCTGGAAGAATAGAAACTACCGACTTGTTTTTCAGTACAGATATAATTTCATTTATCTGTTCTTTTTGTGAGAAATTAGAATCATCATTTAAATTAAGATCAATAAGACTGACGAAAACCCTTCCATATACCGGAGGTGTTGCCTCTTCTCCACCAAATACCTTATATGAAAAATCAGGATTGTCACTCGAACCATATCCCAGCTCGTTTAACATCACATAGTAATCATTTTTCGTGACTAATCTGTTTTGTTTTGCGAATGATTTCGGTGCAAAGAATCGGATTTCATCCAAATCTGGTGTGGATCTACCATTCTTTGACGGATATAAAACTGTTATTTGAGAATTTGTTGTGTTTATTGCTGCATTGTTTCCGTCTTTTTGAAAAACAAAACTTGATATTCCATTTGCACCTTCTCCGGATGATGTCAAGAAAGAAACATACACTTTATTGCCCTGTTCTATCATTTTACCGGTGCTAGAAGAACTTATGTCACTAGAAGTTTGCTTTCCAAAATTTATCACATATCCATTCTTAGACCTCTCTACGAAGAAAATTTCAGTATTAGGCCCAACTATTGAATCTGGATTCAGAACATAATTTATCCATTCAACAAAATCTTCCCCTTCTGTTTTCTGTACTTCAATAACAATTGTTTTTGGGTCTATATTATCACCCACAAGAGTGAAACTTTGGGTGTCCAAATTCACAGACACTAGCTGTCTCCTCGTTATTGTTCTACCCTCGAACAAATCAAAATATTCTGTTTCACCAACCCCATTGTTGTTTCGAATATTGACGCTTTTTACTGTGTAGAAAAAATACGGTCTTCCAGAAACGGAAAATCCTTTGAAAACGCTGAAAGGGGACAAGGAATTTGTATTAACTCCCAATCCCGCCATTCTTATCGAAGACCTTGATGATGAATATTTTGATACTAGATAGCCAAGTGGTTTGGTCAAGGAAATCATTGAGTTTTCCAACTTAGCCGTATCCAAAAACATCTCATTAGCAATCATGTTGGAGTAATAACCATAATAGAAAGTGTTGTATGCCAACAAATCAACAATGGTTCTTATTGCCGAACCTTCGAAATCATAATCTTTAAATACATCTTGAGTTCGCAAATAGTCCAAAAGGGAGCTTCGGATTCCCTCGAATGTCAAATCTGATATGTTTATATTTTTTACCGCCATTTAGCCCCCGTCAATAGCTATTGTTAATGTTTGTCTAAAATTATCAGAAAGATCATTCACCAATTTGTACGTCATATTTATTTCAATAGAGTCTGTGGTTTTTTTTATAATCTCTATATCATTATAATCCACTGTAACTCTGGGTTCATATCGATTTATCATAGAGGAAAGTTTATTGCGTATCTCCACCTGTGTGGCAAAATTATCTATTTCTCGTAGATAATCATACATCCCAAAACCAAATTCTGAAAAGGGCCTTTCTCCCCTAGAAGTCAGAGCTATGTTTTTGATTGATTGGGATATTGACGACAATTCTTGTCTTACTTTTATATCATTAGTAAGAGAATTTTTATCAAATCCAAAATCAACGTCTTTATATTGAGATAAATCTGGTCTAAATGACATTTTGTGTCCTCTTTGTTCCTTGTCCCTCTCTCGATAAAGTTAAACTCATTCTGTGAGAAGAGCGACCAAATTCATGATTTATCGTGGTAATCAACCATCTCCCCTCAAAACGTTTTCTCACATCATTGTTTGTTTTTATTTTAACTATTTGTCCTGTTTTAACATTCAAATCTCCGGGTACAACAATAGTTATCTTATTTGAATTCAACAATGCCATCTGTGCTGTTCTCAGAAGAGGGGCTGCAAGAGGGGTCTCCCAGAAGGTAGAGTATGTCCTATTGTACTTCATGTAGTCGGGGAATCTCCTACCAAGCACTGGACATGTACAGTTATAGGGGCTGTCAGGCTTGTCCCAGACACAGCCTAACCACTCTTCTCCTAGATGTTCCTTGACCAAAGAGCATTCATTCAACTCTTTTTCCAGAATCTCAAGTTCAAGAGATGACGGTTCTGGTCCATACGATCCAATAGGAGCAAATGTCACCCCACCAAAGAATCTGTCTGGAACTATATCCATTAGATCTGGTCTGAGAACAACTTCATATGGCATCTGTCCGGTCGCTCCGGGTGTGATATACGATGAAAGGGGCTTACCCTCATAGCCAGAAGCCCCTTGGCAAGGACAGTTGCACAGCGGATTTCCGGCTGTACAACCCTCTATACCGGGGAACCCTTCAGGATTCATACAGGGATAACCCTTACACGAATCTCCTTGTTTCGACAATACAACAAATTGACCAGAAAAATTATTATCAAATATGCTGTTTTGGAACCACTCTATAAGTCTGTCAGAAACCCATTTATTGTATTGTTCTGCTTTTTGTATGCTACCGCCAACACCGCCAATCAAAGTAATCAAAGAAGGCATCGAGTCGGAACTCAATTGCACTAAACCATATTGAGTTTTTCTGGAAATGTCATATCTGTGAACAAAGTTATAGTCATTGAATTGTTTTAATTCGCCAGAAAAATCTTCAAGAACGGAAAGCTTGTCTATATTTTTGCCCCATATCAATGTTCCTACCGGATACGATATTATTGGATAATTCAATCCTCTCTGAATCCCCATTATTCCTTGGAATTCTCCAGATGGACCCATTCCAATTATATGTGGGAACTCAGCAAAATTGTAAATATAATTTGAAGGATCTGAGGGCAATATTGACGATGAATTTTGAGCCGTTTCTCCCGGATCTAATGTAAAGTAAAAATTACCCAAATTACCAAATGAATCCAATAAATCACTGGGCGTTTGAACTGCCACATTATAAGGGAATGCTCCAGAAATTATTTGTTCAGTATCTGGTTGTAAGAAGAGGGGCCACGGAGCATCTTCAGAACATCCTCCAGAGCAGGCAGATGGTCCTATTGCGCCTGTCCATGCTAGAGGTTTTGCTACTATGGAGTTGTTGTAATAAAATCCTATTCCTTGATATGTCAGCCCATCAAATAAATCCGGAAGCCCGAACCATCTGGAAAATTCTTCCAACTCTGGCTTCATTGATCCGCCAGATGCTCCTATGACATCCCATCTATTGTAGAAAGTGGACACTGCAATTGGAGGCAAAGATACCCACATATCCCACCATGTCTTAGCGGGGAAACTTTTTTCCAATGTAGAAGCTTTGAATATGTCCTGTATTCCTGATGGAACAAAAAGGTCAGATATTCCATCTTTGGGTTTATAGAACATGGAATTTTGAGAATTTCTCATCCAAGAAGAAGATGTTCCGAATGGAAATCTTTGATCTGGATAAGAATATTTTCTTTGTTTTCCAAGATAATCTGTGTATGATTGATTTGGATCTCCGACATCCCCATACGGATCATCGGTGTACATCAAATTCATACCGGCAAAATCATCTTTGTTTTTGGTTTTCTTAACAGCAAGATCAAATCCGTATGGATCTTGTCCTATTACTGAAATATTTGCTCTGGCAGATTGAGACCCAAATGGACCTGCAGTTGCCAATACGATATAAGGAAGAAAATATTCACTACCATAAACATCAACGAATCCTTCCGGGAAATCTTTTAATGTTTCTACTCCAATTGGGGTTTTAAATTCAATTCTGACATAACTTTCAAGTCCTTCAAGAGCCAAGTGCGGGGGTGTCCACTTGTCATATGCGTCATTCAACTCATTATCTTCATTGTCGTAAAAACCAGTGATTCCCGGTTTATCTTTGAATAAACTGGCAGCTCTTTTGTAATTTTTATAATCATCAAAACCAAATCCTCCACTTAGTCCATCTGCTGCCCAAGGATGGTATAGTTTTACGGCGGAAGATGGAATTACATTTGTTATTCTTACCTTACATCCATCACAATTTTTTGATAATTGTGTAAAGGCATATTCACTAACTTGAGTTACTCCCATCAATATGTCCGCAGTTGGACCGTTTGCGAATGTTTCAAAGTGCATGTTCAAAGGAAGAAGTATTTCATCACAAGAACAATCACCTTCAAAGCATGGTGGTTTTCTATTTAAACAAGGTGGTTTTATCAGAGAAATTTCATAATTGACAAGCCAGTTTCTATACCATATTGGTCCTTTTGCTTTTTCTTCATTGTTTTCGCCATATGGGAAGTTTGAAAAAGGAGATTCAAAAGATGACCAAAAATCCGCAGCAGGTGAAGAGGATGTGCGTCCATCTGTGAATGATTGTTCTATATTATCATATTTTCTGCCATAATAAACATCTACAGTAACACCTGCAATATTATCTTTAAATCCGGCGTTTATTATTGACTCTCCCGATTCTGTATCCCCCAAATCATTCCAATATGGAGGAACATCGTACGGATAATATGCGCTGTAACCATTTGAAAATGTGTAACCAGAAAAAGCTTTTCTTACCGCAAAGGGTTCATATTTGCTTCCTCTTATCGGTTTTCTGGTTATGCTTTTTACATTGAATAGATTATTTTGTGACTTCAAGAAAGAGAAGTCGATGTCTCTTGAAAAGAAGAAAGCTTTTCTGGACCAATATTTATCATATAATTCAATAAATTCATTTTTCAATGCTTTAAGTTTATCAATATTCGGTTGAATATATTGAAGTATTTTTTCTTCATGTTCAATCAGCGCGGTGTGAGCATTTGTAACCAAATTAGCTTTTGCTGTGACTGTTTCTGGATATTCAGTTGGACACAAACAATAACCAGTACAGCCAGATTCAAGACAAGTGTTGTTTCTTCCACGGTATGCTAGTGTGTATCCGGCAACTTGATCTCGGTATTCCTTGATTCTTCCTTTTCTTGCTTGAATATTGTTTAACAAAATTTCTTTTAGTTTTTCGTGTCTTTTTATTTCAAGATCAAATCTATATTTTACGAAATTATCTGGTTTCTTTTCAAGACTAAAGAATTCACCTAAAGTCAAATTGTATGGACTTTCATTGAGATTATAACTCAACGTCATTCCACTACGAGTCCACTCATTTTGAATTGTGACCACCAATGGATTTCCGTCTTCATCAGTCAGAACCGTACCAGTTTCATTATATGTAAATCCTGTTGCGCCAACGCCAACTTTTGCTGCGTCATAATTTATAGTGTCCGTAAATGAACCAGCGGCAACAACCTCATAATTTGAAAGAGATCCAGAGTTTCTCAAATTAAATGACTTTTCAAATTTTTCATCCGCTAAAGAAATTGGAAATCCTCCGCTAACTCCAGATCCGGTCTCTATGTCACCGGCACAGCAAACAGAGCATTTATAAACTTTCCATTTTTCCTTTAGATTTTTCTTCTTGGCATACTCTTCTTTTTTCTTTTTGAGGGGTTTTTTGATTTTTTCCTGAATTGTTTTGAGTTCTTCGCCTTTCATGTCGGTGATATCAAATTGAGTCTGCCAAAGTTCTTCCTCTTCCCTATTCGATCTTTGATATCCGTTGTACTCCCATGATACGGAGTTATATCTGTTGAAGAAATTAGGAGAAAAATAACCATATTGCTTATCTACTATGACATTTTGCCCAAGATTTTTTATAAAAACGTTGTCTTTTACTTCTTGCTGTCCTCTTCTGTTTTTCTTTTGAAGCTGTATAGTCTCAAAATATCTTGGTTCTCCGTCAATTTTCAACCACCTGTCTCCATCTTCAGTATAATCATAATAAATGTCTTGATATATTAAACTATCCTGAGTGTCAAGATATCTTCCATATGGATCCTCACTATATTTTGGCTCTACAAAGGTATAAAGAGATCCAAATGCGTAAGATCTTAGGAGATCGAAAAAATCTGTTTCTTCGTATGACGAGACATGTATTTCATCTTCCGAACCAGAGTTCAATGATCTAATTGTATTTGCATCATTCATAAGAGGAGAAACACTAAATGTTCTTATGTCTTGTCTCTGAAGATATTCTCTGTTGATCGCCTCAATAGATCTAAAATTCCAGCCATCGAGATTTTGCCAAAAGAAAAAATTCACTGCGTTATTATTGGTATCATCGACTGCATTTTCAGCCAACATCTGGAACATCTGCGAAATTGCGGGTGGTTTTGTAAATTTACCCCAAGGATAAAAATTGTGATTTTTCTTTAACCAAACCCAATTTCTCGTATTATCTGCTTTCAGCGATAAAGAATTTACATTACCAGATGCACCTTGTCTTGTAGAAACTGCATTCAATCTATCTGTGAGATACTGAATTAGTCCTTGGTCATCGCCACTTTCTCCCCCGTCACTGCCCTCTTTTTTATTTAAAGATATCCGCATTACCTTATCATCTTCCATGAATTCGAAGAAATTGTAATTCATGATATAGTGTTCTTTTGATGCCAATTTCAAAGTTATCAATCTGGCGACGTTTACTTTTCCATATTGAATTTCTGTTTCGCTTGTTTCTTGCGAGTAGGCATAAACCGAAAGATCTATTGTTTTTGAAATTTTTTCAGAAAAGAATCCTTCTTCGATGTGAAGCCTGAATGTATCATAATTTCCTATGGATATTTCCAAATCATCTATCCATGTCCTAAAATCTCTGAGCTTAGCCTCTCCCTCCAATGAAGGAGAAAACATACTTTCCTTCACATTGATACTGATTAAGTCAATCTCTGTGGGTGATGGTGGCACATTATTGTAAATAGTTACTTTATCGCCAGTAATGGTGCTTATAAGCTCAACTTTTTTAATCTTAAACGGTTTAATATTCATTCAAAAATCACCTTTTGTTCATCTATTGATTCTGTAATCAAATCCAAAAACTGTCCGACTCTTCCTTTTTGAACAACTGTGATATTTTTATTAAACAGCCATTCATTTTCTTTATTTTGCCTGAAAGAAATAGTTTTGACGTTAGTCGGCAAATCGTCATTCATGTATTTCCATAAAATTACATCCGGACTTTGTGCTAAATCAGAAATTGAGTCATCGCCTATGGTATCATCCGATTTATAATATGGAGATATCGGTCCAAACTCAGCACTAAATGGATCTTGTTTCTCAAAAATAAACACAGAATCCAATTTTTCAACTTTTTTTATCAAAGTTTGGTATTCTGTTTCCTCTGTTGGATTTATTATTTTGAAAGAGCCACCATTTTTTCTAACTACGATATAATTTTGACCCTTTTGTATGCTTCCGGTAATCATTTCAACATCAAACGATCGATGAAAAGAATTTACATCTGTGACTATTCCATAATTATTCTGATCAAATTTTACTATTGAATTTGGGACATACTTACATACTAAGTCATTGACTTGAATGTCGAAATTATATCTGGAATAAAAAGTAAATTGTGAGTTAACTAGAAAAAGTTCATTAACCCAAGAACTATATGAAGTTGGCCAATCTTTGTAAAAATCAAATATTTTATTTGTCATTAAGATAATGTAAAATAAATTAGAATCACTGTATATGTCTTTCGCCAATGAGTCTGGGCTTTTGCCATCCCCAATGACATATTTGCTTATCGATTGGCTTGATTCTAGTTCAATATTAATTTCTGGTCGAATAAACACAACTTGAGCGTCTAATATTTTTCCATCAGGAAACTTATATTGAATTTTAGGGATGTTTGAAAAATAACTCATTTTAGTTGGTCCCGAATGATTGCTCGACGCTTCTTACATTTCCGTCCACGTTGACCACCGGTTCTATTTCAGTCAAAACCATATTTATACCAACTCTTGCTGGCGAAGTGTAATTAGCATTTATTGAAATATAATCTAATGCACTTGAGTTAAAAGCAGCCATCATGCATGGTTGTGGTTGAAATAACCAATTATTTGTTACATCTTTACCACCAGAATTCACTATATTGATCTTAAAAACAGAAGGGGTGTTTATTCCAGCTGATGTTTTTATTGGCATTGAATATGAATGCATATCTCTGCAGAATTGCGTTATAGAATCAAAATCATTGTTTGTAAAGGCAAACAATTCAAAAGAAAACGAATATGCTCTTTTCTTCATCCCTTTGTATTGTAAAGCGGACAGGTCCTTTGGAATATTAGATCCACCGAATACATATCCGGTTGAATCCCTTGCTAATCCTTCATCACCATAAAGAACATCACCAACTAATCCACCGACAGCATAATATAATGTATCACCAAAAATCATTCTGGCTTTATCCCCCACGGACGAAGTTTGCCAAAATCTAGCTTCATCCAAATTGGCAGAGTGGGTTCCTATTCCAAGTCCTGTTTTAGGTGCTGGTAAGACATAAGTTTTTCCGGACACCTCACCAAGGGAAATATTCCTCCACTTTCCAAGACTATATGTGTCCTGTTGTGTAAGGACTAAATATAACGGTGTTCTTGTTTCTGGAAAGTTTCCTAGACTTGGTGGTATGAGTTGTCCCATGGATATTTTATGCCTTATAAGACCATTTATTTCCCAAAAAATCCATCAAAATATGTAGGTGATCCAAATAAGATAATATGCAGATCACTTTGGGAAAGAAAATTCTGCAAATATCTTGATGAAAACCAGTCGGTGCTTCGTTGGGCCAGCGAAGAACTCAGAATTCCTTATTATTGTCCAATTAAAAGAAAACCCTGCATGTATTATCCAGATTTTCTTTTTGAGGCAAAAGAAGAAAATGAGATAAAAACATATGTTGTGGAAATAAAACCAAAAAAACAAACAAAGCCCCCCGAAAATAAAAAGAAGAGAAGCTTTGCCTCTGAGATGGCCACTTATATGATAAATACTTCAAAATGGGAATCTGCATCTAAATTATGCGATAAAAATGGGTGGCAATTTAAGATTCTCACAGAAGAGGATCTTCACATCAAATGAGCAACATTCAAAAACTGATAACCGAAATAAAAACAGGCGGGATTCAAGATGGATCCAGATTCTCAGTGAGCTTATATCTAAGAAATTCATCGGTGACCATTCCCCCGGAAAGAATAATAGGAATAGATCTTCCCGGTCCAAAATATGAATTTATTAATTGTAACTATTGGCTGGGTAATCAACACTTCAGAATGCCTGTTGGTATAAAATTTGAGGAACAATTGATCATTCAAACCTTGGTTCCAGAAAAAACAAACAGCTCATTTTTTAATTTTTTGGCACAATATACAGGTACAAATTTTAGTCAAATCAATTCTGGTAGATTGTTTGCCCCTTCCGGGGAAAGCTCGTTTTCTTTTAAACGACAAATTCAAGGCATAAGAATAGAAGTTACAGCGATAGACAGATTCGGAAAAAATACTGGAAACTACAACTATGGGGGATGTTACCTCGAAAAAATTATGCCTTTCAGATTTGCTGCGGATAAATCGGAACCACAAACAATGTCCTTATCTTTCTTAGTAGGAGCTATGTACAATAGGTAAAATATGATTACAGAACTGTTGAAAAAATCTTTACCGTCTTATGAAACAACCTTACCGATATCCGGGAAAAAATACAAATTCAGGCCCATGACAGTGAAAGAGGAAAAAATACTGTTGTTGGCTCAAAAATCTGAATCTGGACCAGAAATGGCAAATGCCTTGGCGCAAGTCATCAAGAATTGTTTTGACGGACTGGAAAGCCCAGAACAAATGGCAATAGCCGATGTCGAAAAGGCGTTTCTTGAACTCAGAGCAAAATCAATCGGAGAAGAGGCAAGTTTTAATATAATATGCCCAGATACCAAAGAGGCTATTGGTATCAAGACCGATCTTCAAAAATTCGAACTTGACAAACCAAAGAACAGATCAAACAAGATAAAATTGTCTGATGATATGGTCCTTTTACTGAAAGAACCCGATTTTTCCTGCTTGATTGATGACGATGGTGAAGACTCAGAAAATGGCTTAAAAAGCATGTTCAAAAACTGCTTTGTAGAACTCCAGACCCCCGGAAATGTATTTTGCAAAAACGAAATTTCCGATGATGATCTCTTTAGTTTCTATGATTTGATGACGAAAAAACAACTGGATGAATTTGAGAAATTTGTTAATTCAGTCCCCAGAATGAAAAAAACCATAATTTATCGAACTAGAGACAATGAAGAAAAAACCTTAACTATAATGGGAATAGAAAGTTTTTTCGCATATGCCTCAGCCACATCAGTATAGGAGAGATGTATAGACTAAACTTCTTGTTACTTCATGTTCATAAATGGTCATTGGTTGACATAGAGAACATGATACCTTGGGAACGAGAAGTCTATGTGGCACAATTGGGGCAGTTTATGGAAGAACAGACAAGAAACAGGGAGAAAATAAATGCAGACTAAAAATAAACAAAATATGAAGTTTTCTTGGAAAAATTCAGCAAAGACCTCGAATTTTTCTAAAAATATATTTTCTACGCCAAAGCCACCAAAAGATAGACCAAATTATCCAAAAATATCTTCTGTAGGGGAGATAGATTTCATTCAACTCACACCAGAAATGCCAAAAATACCAAGATTCAATAAAGGTGGTAGTATTTCTGTATCTCAACCAACCATTTTTATGGCTGGAGATTCAAAAATACCCACAGAGGGGTCAAAAGAAAGAGTAACTGTAGAAAAGGCACCGAATCAGATGGTGGCTTCCACCAATTCATTGACAATAAGTCAAGAAAAATTCGGAAACATGGGCGCATTCAAACGAGATTGCCCCCCCTCCCCCACATCCATGAGTACGAATGCGGGGTCGGGAGGGCAAAATATGTCAGGAAGGGGAGGAACAGTGATAATCAAAGGACTTTCTACTTTTGAGAAAGTTGCAATGGAAACCTCTTTTCTCCCAATCTGGAGAAGTTTTAACGCTTAATTACTCGTTAGCCAACTTCTCAAAGTAGGACATAGAATCCATCTCCTCGTTGGGCTGAGGAGCCGACTGAGGCTTCTTTCCAGAAGCTGCAGAGGGGCGTGGAGTCTCTTCAAGCTCCTCGTCCTCGACGGTACGGTCATCTGTCATCGTATCACGGATGTTGGTTCCAATGACATCCTTGGCCTTCTTGGACAGGACATCGTAAGCCTTGAAGTTCTTCTGATCGGTGAACTCAGCAAGAGCATACTGCTTCTTCCAAAGAGCCTCAAGCTTCTTGTCATCTCCGTCTAGCAAAGCCGATGCCGAATCAAACTCAGACTTGTCATAATTAATGTATCCAGCCACGGTGCGAATCTTCATGCGGAAGTTCGCCCCCTGCCAGAAGTCAAACGGATTCAGCGGATCCTCATCCGGGAATGCGGGCTTCATAGCCTCCTGAATCTTGTCAAAGATCTTCTTTCCATACTTGAACAGGAAGACCTTTCCATCGTTCTGGGGGTTAGCCGGATCAGAAACCACCAGAATGTTCGAAATGTAAGAGAGCTTACGCTTACGGTCGCGGGCGATATTTTTGTCGCTCTCGATACCAGAATTCCAAAGCTCGTTGTTCATCTCGCAAATCGGGCACTTCTGACCAATTGCAGTGGGGCAATTCTCGATGTACCAGCCACCCTTACCCTTGAAGGCATGGGTGTAGGTCTTGGCCCACGGAATGTCCTCACCATCGACAGCGGGAAGGAAACGGATGATCGCAAAGCCGCTGCCGCTCTTGTCAATCTCCGGTCGCCAGAAACGATCATCCTTGTAATCCTTCTTCGTGCCAATATCCTCTTCGAGTTTCTTGGCTAGGGTGTCGATGCTGGCCTTACTACGCTTCTTAAAATCGCTAAATGACATATTTGTTCCTTTTCCCCCGGGAACTCCCCGGGCCTTTGTTGATGTATTGTACCACAATAGAAACAGAATGCAAGTCAAAAGGGAAGCTTGTGCTTGCTTTTCGGCAAGAAGTTCAAACTCTGGGCCTCTGTCTTGATTTTTTCCATTATGGGCTTAGATAGATGCTTTACAACGGCTTCTGGTTCAACGTTATATTCTTCACATAACGTCAAAACTGCGTCCATATAAGACACATTCCATTTTTCCACATAAAGCTCTACACTACGAGAGAATTTATTCTTTAGATCTAGTATCATGCCTACCATTATACCATAAAATTACTGGAATATATAGGTATGATTCCAATTTTCTTGGAGAAACTTAATGGATGAGAATAATAACTTACCGGTAGCAGTAGATGGCAATCAAGCAATAATAGGCACTGATGTTTATTCTTCTGCTGGCCAAACAGCACACGCACAAGTCATGAAAGTCGCTTGGGGAAATGATGCCACTGTCACCCGTGCTACCACTACAACTCCTCTACCAGTTCAAGTTTATGGTTTAACCGGAACTCTTTCGACAGTCACTGTTACCGGATCAGTTAAAGGTCTTGGTGTATTTACGGTGGGAAATACATCTGGTTCTCCTGTATATGTTACCGGCGGAGTTAATGCGTTCATTTACGGTGTAACTGGGGCTCCCCCAGTTGCTGTTACTGGTGGAGTTTCAATTTTGGGAAACGTCGGTATAACAGGAACTGTGAACGTAACTGGTGGACGTTATTTGACTCAAACTACCGACAGTATTACTGTTGGTGGAACACTGGCAAGAAGTTGGAATTTAAGCAACGCAACAGACAACATCAAAGTTTACGGTTCGGATGGAGGTTTGACTCTTCCTGTAAAAATAATCGGTGCAGACGGAACTCCTATCGGAAATTCTGGTGGAGCATTGAATGTTAATTTAGTTAATGCCGGTCTGAGTGCCAGTGTCACCTTCAGCGGAATTATAAGTGTAATAAACTCGTCTGGGACAGTCTTGAGAGTCGAAGGCACTGCAAATGGGACACCTGTCCCGATTAGTGGAGCTGTATCCTTTGTAGATGGTGCAGAAATAACTATAGCAAACAATCCACTTACAATAGATGTATTGCCATCGGGATTGACTTTTGCTGGAGATCCACAATTCCCAGCAATTGCAAAAAACATAGAAAAACTCCTAACAAATTATGAAAATGATTCTGCATATAGTATTCCTTGGTATTTGAAGGAAATAAGAGAAGAAGTTGGTTGGGCAGGAGCATCTGGTTCTGTGGCAAAAAGACTGAACGAACTTGTGACCGATGGATCTACAAATCGTCAAACAACGTTTACCGGAGTCAGAACTTTCAATAGCACCAGAAATGAAATTAAAACATGGACGGTATCTTTAAATGGAACCACATACGCACTGCTCGATCCCGCAGGAAAGTCTTCTCAAATAAAGCATGGTGTGACAATAAAAAACATTTCAACAGAAACTATACTAATAGGTGCTGGAATATATGTTCCATCTAATCCGACAGATTGGAGTGCCCCTGCAACGAATGATCAAATAGGAATTTATTTAGCCCCACAAGAATCAATATTCATACCAAATTCAATTTACGTTACTTCATCTATATCAAGTCCACCTCCACTATATGGAAAAGTACAAAGCACTGCTGTAACAACTAATATTTCTGCCCTTGCAATTATGGCGGTATAATGCTTCATTCTAGTTTTTACAAGAAAGCAAATGCAGCACTATTACCTTCCGAGGTAACAACCCGGATTGGAATATTTCTTGGACTTGACTTCACCACAACCCAGACACT